CTCCTAGAAATGTAAATAATTCTGCTAGTGGAACGGATCTTGCTGCAGGAGAAACTAATGTTTTAAGAATTATTAATAATACTTCTTTTGAGGTAAATACTGGAATTTCAACTAGAGAACACTTCTATGCAAGATGTGGTAAAGTTAATAAACCACTTAATGTTGTATTTGATGATCCACTCAGTTATTCTAATATACCATTAGAATATAGTTCTTCTTCTACATTAGGATTTGGAACACATGCCACAGCAAATATTGTTGTTGGTCAAGGATCTAGTGTTATTGATTTTGAATTACAAAATACTGGTTATGGGTATGGTAATGGTGAAATTTTGACAGTTGCAATAGGAGGAGCAACTGGAATTCCAACTGCATCATCTTATTCTGGAAATGAGTTTCAATTAATAATTGATAAAGTTTATAATGATTCATTCTCTGGTTGGTCGGTAGGAAAACTACAAGTTTTAGACAAAGTTGATAAATTTATTGATGGAGTAAGAAAAGATTTCCCACTAACATTAGGAGGATCTATAGTTTCAATTGTCGCTGCTAAAGGATCTAAAATTAATGTCGAAGATGTATTACTCGTATTTGTAAATAACATACTTCAAGTTCCTAATGAAGGATATACATTCAGTGGAGGAAGCAGTATTAACTTTACTGAATCTTTAAAGATGGGTGATGCAGTAAATATTATTTTTTATAAAGGAAGTGGTGATTCTGATGTTATCTTTAGAAATGTTATTGAAACAGTGAAAAAAGGTGATAGTTTACAGATTAAGAGTGATAGATCAATTGGACAAGCATCATATCTCACTGAAGAAGAGAGAATTGTAGAGTCTGTTAAGTCTACAAATACTGTCGATACTAATCCGTATGATGGTCCAGGAAATACTACTGATATTACTCTTGAAAGACCTGTTGATTGGTGTAGACAAACTGAAGATGTCTTTATTAATCAAATTGGTGTGGGTAAAGATAGAGAATTATATGAACCAGTTATTAATCCTAGTGCATACCTTATCAAATCCGTAGGTGTTGGGTCAACAGCAATCTATGTCGATAACTTAAGACCTATCTTCAACTCTCAAAATGAAAATGATACTGATCTTACATTCCAAAATAAAATTAAATTTGTAAGACAAGAAACCAAGTCTGGTGCTGCAGCTACTGCAGTTGTTTCTGGATTTGGTACTATTTCTTCTGTCATTATTTCTGATGGTGGTGTCGGATATACAACTGCTACTGTAAGTTTTGGTTCAACTGTTGGTGTTGGAACAACTACTAGAGCATTTGGTAATGTTAACATCAGTGTTGGAGGAACAGTCACAGGAGTTGATATTACAAGTCCAGGTATTGGATATACCCATGACAATCCACCAACAGTTCTTATTTCTCCTCCTCCAACTTCTTCTGAAGAAGAAGTAAGTGTAAGTTCATATACTGGAGATAATGGAATTATTGTTGGATTTGGAACAACTGCTGTTGGTGTTGGAACTACTCAACTAATATTTGACATTCACATTCCATATTCTTCTCCATTAAGAGATTCTACAATTGTGGGAACTGCATTAACTATAAGTTCTATTAGCACTAATGATTACTTTATTATTAGAAATTCTAATGTTGGACTTGGATTCACTTCTGTAACCTCTTTTGATTCGTCAGGTAATATTGTTGGAGTTGGAACTTCATTTGCAGACAATGTTTATCAAGTGTCCAATGCAGTATCTATTTCAACTAGTGTTTCTGGGATATCTACATATGTAAGAAGACTATTTGTCGAAGTTGATGATTTTGTATACGGATTCTCTGGGATAACAACTTCTGATAATTTCGGATCCTTTAGTTGGGGAAGAATAGATATCACTGCTAGAGGAAAATCTAATTCTTATAATTCATATACTCTAGGTGGCATTGGTGTTTCTGAAGGAACTGGTATTTCTACATCAACTTTGATTACTAGATCAAACTTCTTGAAGTTCAAAAATTATATCGTTTAATTACTGATAAATAAAGAAAAACTCTGTCCAAAATGGCTGCTATTATAACTGATCAGATTAGAATCTTAAATGCAGGTAATTTTATTGCTGGCGTATCGAATGCTAGCAATTCTTATTATTCTTTTATTGGATTAACCAATCCTGCGGATTATCAAACTGATTGGGATTCTGATCCACCTGCTCCAAAAGATAATTTTAGTCAGGAGGATGATTATTGGGATACTATGGTAGCATTAAAGAAAATCAATACTGCTGATGCCAGACAAGTTGTTCCAAAACTAAATTGGTCTTCTGGAACAACTTATGATATGTATCGTCATGATTATAGTAGATCAAACACTGCTGTAGTTTCTGGTGCTACCAACCTTTATTCGGCATCTTATTTTGTATTGAATAGTGATTTTAGAGTATATATTTGTCTGCAGAATGGTACAAATCCTAATAATACAGAAGGACGACCATCTTTAGACGAACCAACTTTTACCGATTTAGAACCAAGATCTGCTGGAACAAGCGGTGATGGTTATATTTGGAAATACCTTTATACAATTAAACCTAGTGAAGTTGTTAGATTCGAATCAACAGACTTTATGCCAGTCCCAACAGATTGGACAACTTCAGCAGACAATTCGGCTGTAAGGGATAATGCTGTTGATGGTGGAATTAAAATCGTTACAGTATCTGATATCGGAGTTGGTCTTGGTACTGCAAATAGTGTGTATACTTCCGTTCCAATTAGAGGTGATGGTAGTGGAGCAGAGTGTACAATAGTTATTGATGCAAATCAACAAGTTAGTTCTGTCACAGTTTCTAATCAAGGATCTGGATATACCTATGCAAATGTTGATTTAGTTGCTGGTGGGGTTCCAACAGGAACTACAAGACCAACATTTGACGTAATAATTCCACCTCAAGGTGGGCATGGTGCAAATATCTATAGAGAACTTGGTGCATATAATGTTCTCTTATATTCTAGAATTGAAAATGATAGCACAAATCCAGACTTTATAATAGGAAATCAAATCTCAAGAGTTGGTGTAGTAGAAAATCCACAACAATTTGGATCATCTTCAATTCTTTCTGCAGACAAAGCAAGTTCACTTAATGCTTTAAAATTGGTTGGTGCTGGATACAGTACTGCAACTTTCACAGGAGATTCTTATTTTATTCAGAATGTTTCTACAGGAACAACTGCAGTAGGAAGGGTTGTAGATTATGACCAAAATACAGGAGTTTTAAAATATTGGCAGGACAGATCTCTTGCAGGATTTAATACTGTAGGAACTGCACAAACTCAACCCACATATGGATTTGACTTAACTGAATTTTCTTCAAGTCCAGGAACGGGAGGATCTTTAGTAATATCACCAACTACAGGTCAAAATTTATCAATTGATACTGGTTTTTCCGGTATAAGTACTGTAATAAATAATCGTACATACTACCTTGGTCAAACTTTTGCCAATGGTGTTTCTAATCCAGAAGTTAAGAAACATTCTGGCAATATTATTTACGTTGATAACAGACCGTCTATAACACGGTCATCGAATCAAAAAGAAGACATAAAAGTTATTTTGCAGTTCTAAAGAATTATGCCTCAACAAACCAACCTCAACGTAGCACCATATTTTGACGATTTTGATGCGACTAACGATTACCATAAGGTATTATTTAAACCCGGATTTCCTGTCCAAGCAAGAGAGTTAACAACTCTACAATCTATACTGCAAAATCAAATTGAAAAATTTGGACAGCATTTTTTCAAAGAAGGAACTAAGGTAATTCCTGGAAATACTGGATACAGTCAAATATATTATTGTGTGCAATTACAAAACACTTTTCAAGGTGTTCCTGTATCTGCTTATGCTGATCAATTAGTAGGCACAAAAATAACAGGTCAAACTTCGGGTGTAACGGCGTTTGTTGATAGTATTATATCTCCAGAAGATTCTGAAAGAGGTAATTTAACATTATACGTCAATTATTTAACTTCTAGTACTTCTAATAATTCAACACAAACTTTTAGTGATGGAGAATCATTACTATGTTCTGATGCTTTGTCTTCTGGTTTACTTGGAAATTCTATAATACCAGCAGGAACTTCTGTTGCAACAACTCTTTCATCAGGGGCTTCTGCAACTGGATCGGTATTTCAAATTGATAGTGGAGTTTATTTTATAAGAGGAAATTTTGTAAATGTAAATAAAGAAAGTTTAATACTAGATCAGTATACTAATACTCCAAATTATAGAATTGGTCTTTTAGTAGACGAAAGTGTTATTAATTCAAATATTGATGAAGAATTAAATGACAATTCTCAGGGATTTAATAATTATGCTGCACCTGGAGCAGATAGATTAAGAATTAGTGTAAGTTTATTTAAAAAAGCACTTGATGATTTTAATGATGATAACTTTATTTTACTTGGTACTGTTATAAATGGTGTTCTTCAAATAAACAAAAGGAAGACGATTGCAGGAGGTGGTGTAGGATTTAATGATCTAACAGATGTTCTTGCTAGAAGAACATTTGACGAATCTGGTCATTATTATGTTAAACCATTTGATGTAACTGTTGTAAACTCTTTAAATGATAAAGTTGGTAATGGTGGAATTTTTAATGCAGGACAATTTTCTCCTGGTGGGGTAACTGTATCTGATTCTCTTGCATTATATAAAATTTCTCCAGGAAAAGCATATGTAAAAGGATATGAAATTGAATCTTTAAATGCTGTTTACTTAGATGTAGATAAACCAAGAACAACTAGAACAATTGAAAATCAAAATATAATTTATAATACTGGTCCTACTCTAAGACTTAATAGAGTTTATAGAAATCCGGTAGTTGGTTTAGGAAATACGTATCTTGTAAGTCTTAGAGATCAAAGAGTAGGATCTAATCAAGAAACTCTTCCTGGCAATGAAGTTGGAATTGCTAGAGTTTATGATTTTAGATTAGAGTCTGGTTCATACAATACATCTGATGGCAACTTAAATGAGTGGAATCTTGCTCTTTATGATATTCAAACTAACGTAGAAATTTCATTAAATCAACCACATACATTATCAACTCCAACTTTTGTAAAAGGTGCTAATAGTGGAGCAACGGGATTCTTAAGACATGCAGTCAATGCCGGAACCGCACTTACGGTATATGAATCCCAAGGATCTTTTGCAAAAAATGAAAGATTAATATTTAATGGTATTGATAATGGAAGAATTGCTATCGCCATCACTGAGCATAATATTTCAGATGCAAAGTCTGTTTATGGAATGGTTGGATACACTGGAGATGACACTTCAGTAGGTATCAATACATTTAGTGCAGATGTGATTCAATCAACTAAGTTTACTGTTGGAATTGCATCAGTAACCCTTCTTTCTGGAGGAATTAGTACTGTAAGAAGTAATAATCCTGCGTTCCCAGGAACCTTAGTAAAAGAAAATGATCTAATCGAATATACTGATAATACTACGACTGGACTTCTTACAGAAGATCCAATTATAGCTAGAGTTGTTAGTGTTGGTGCCACGCATATTGATGTTGAAGGTGTAACTGCAGTTGCAGGAATATCCAGTGGACTTCTTCCTGCATCGACATTGAATGTAACTGATCTTAAAGTTATTACAACAGATTTAGCACCATCTTCAGATGATTCGTTATTTACTGCACTATCAAAAATAAATGTATCTGATATTAATCTAGATGATGCATCACTAACGATTAGAAAAACTTTTGATGTAATTATTGTAAGTAATGAACTTTCTACTCAAGTAGTTGCTGATGTAAATGAAACTTTCTTACCATTTGATGAAGAGAGATATCTTCTAATCAGAGATGATGGAACAACTGAATCACTAAATGCAGATCAGTTAGATATTTCTCCTAATGGCAAAACACTACAGATTCGTGATTTAGGATCTGATGGTAACGCCACTCTAATTACTTCTCTGAGAAAAATTAAACCAAAAGCAAAACAAAAAGTTAAAAATAGAGTTAGTTCAATAATCGTTGATAAATCTAAATTGGTTGGATCTGGAATTGGAACAACAACTTTAAACAATGGATTGAATTATGGATCTTTCCCATTTGGTACTAGAGTTGAAGATGAAGTCATTTCTTTAAATAATCCTGATGTAATTAAAATTCATGGAATTTATGAATCCACAAATACTTCTGCGGCTTCTTGTCCACAAGTAATTTTACAAGCAATTAATACTACATCAACCACATCTCAAGAATTTTTAATTGGAGAAAAGTTTATTGGTCAGACAAGTGGTGCTGTTGCAATTGTAGCAGAAAAATTGAATAATACTAGTATTTCCTATATACCAAAAAATAATATTGGTTTTATTGAAGGAGAAACTGTAGAATTTGAAGAATCTACAGCATCTGCACTTGTTTCAGACTTGACAACACCAAGTTTTAATATTTCATCGAATTATAGTTTTCAAACTGGTCAAGAAAAAACTTTTTATGATCATGGAAGAATAACAAGAAAAACAGACTCTTCCGCACCTAATAAGCAGTTGAGAATCTATTTTATGAATGCTTCCTTCTCTGCAACAGATGATGGTGACATAACAACTGTCAACTCCTATGATCAATTTGATTATGCATCAGAAATCAAAGATATAAACCTTAACAGAAATACTGATATTATTGATATCAGACCTAGAGTTTCTTCCTTTGTCACTGATAGTTCTAATACCAGATCTCCTTTGGAATTTCTTGGTAGAGCATTTACGGCATCTGGTCAATCAGCAACCACTGTACTATCATCAGATGAAGCAATTTTAGCGGATATTAGTTACTTCCAAGGAAGAATTGATAGAGTTTATCTTACTAAAGAAGGCAAATTCCAAATAATGTATGGAACTCCTTCTGACAGTCCTATAAGACCTGATCCAATTGATGACGCTATTGAAATTTGTAGAGTTCAACTTCCACCATTCCTTTATTCTCCATCTCAAGCATCTTTATCTTTTATGCAACATAAGAGATATCAAATGCACGATATCAAGAGACTTGAAGATAGAATCAAGAGTCTTGAATATTATACCACATTATCTCTTCTTGAAAAAGAGACGGCAAACTTCTTTATTCCAGATAATAGTGGTTTAAATAGATTTAAGTCTGGTTTCTTTGTTGATAATTTTAATGACTTCCAAGCACAAGAACTTGATCTTCGTGTCAATAATGCTATTGATAGGAAGTTTAATGAATTGAGACCAAGACATTATACAAATTCTGTCGATTTAATATTTGGTCCCGTTGTTGATGCAGATCCTAATGACGATTTAGAGTTTGCAGATATTGAAGGTAATAATGTAAGAAAACAAAATGATATAGTAACCCTTGATTATTCTGAAGTAGAATTTATTAAACAAAATTTTGCTACAAGAACCGAAAGTGTTACTCCTTTTCTTATCAGTTTTTGGAATGGTACATTAGAACTTACTCCATCTTCTGATAATTGGGTAGATACCGCCAGAATTGACGCAAAAATTATTGAAACTGAGGGCAATTACAATGAAGTATTTGATGAAAATGTTGAAAATGGTATAATTGATCCCCAAACAGGATTTGGTCCTATGATTTGGGATTCTTGGGAAACCAATTGGACTGGTATTGATATAGTTGAATCAACTAGAACGAGAGTAATTGAAAATGGTCCTAGTTATATTGAGATTCAAGGTCGTGGTGGTCGTCGAAGACAATCACGTAGAACACGACAAGTTACTGATGCAGTTATTGAAGAAACAATTCAGACTGGAACAATGTCGGGAACCACTTCAAGATCTGGTGTCAGAACTGTTGTTAGTGAACAGTTTGATATGGAATCTGTCGGAGACAGAGTTGTAAGTAGAGATCTTATTCCATATATGAGATCCAGAAACATTGAATTTGTTTCTAAGAAAATGAAACCACTTACTAGAATGTATGGATTCTTTGATGGTGTTGATATTACTGAGTATTGTATACCTAAACTCTTAGAAATTACTATGTTATCTGGAACTTTCCAGGTTGGTGAAACAATTGTTGGTGAAATGAAAACAACTGGTCTTGCTGAAACATTTACAGAATCAAATGCAAGTATTAAGTTTAGAGTTGCCCAATCTAATCATAGAGAGGGTCCATATAATGCACCGACTAAAACTTATGTAGAAAATCCATATTTAAATATTCCACTATCTGGTTCATATTCATCTACTTCTACTATTCTTAATGTAGACACATTTTCTCTTGCATCTCAAGCAAGAGGTGATTTTTATGGTTGGGTAAAAACTGGAATGTCACTTGTTGGGTCATCAAGTGGTGCTACTGCTACTATCGAAAATGTCAGACTTATTTCTGACTTATCTGCTACTTTAATTGGCAGTTATTATGTTCCAGATCCTAACAATATTACTTTCCCAAGATTCGAATGTGGAACTAAGACTTTCACCCTTACTAATGATATTGACAATAATCAAGATAATGCGACTACAATTTCAGAAGAACCATTCAGCGCGAGTGGCACTCTAGAAACAGTTCAAGAAAATATTATTTCGGTTAGAAATGCAAGAGTTGAACTTAAGAATGAATTCCAAAGTAGAAACGTAAATAGAGTTCTTGATGCTGAGGTTGTTGAAAGTAGAGTTGTTTCTTCAAGAACAAGAACTCAGACTATTGTTACTTACTATGATCCACTTGCACAATCATTCTTGGTAGAAGATGAAACAGGTGTTTTCTTGACTAGTTGTGATGTCTTCTTTAGATCTAAAGATGATATGGATATTCCTGTTGTATTCCAGTTGAGAACTATGATAAATGGTTCACCAAGTCCAAGAATTCTTCCTTTCTCTGAAATAGTTTTAGATCCCAATGATATTCAAACATCAGCTGATGGATCAATTGCTACTAATATTCAATTCAAAGCACCTGTATATGTTGAGGGGGGCACTGAGTATGCAGTATGTTTAGCATCCAACTCTACCAAGTATAGTGTTTATATTTCTAGAATTGGGGAAAATGATCTTTTAACTGATACATTTATTTCTAATCAACCATATCTTGGATCTCTATTTAAATCACAGAATGCTTCTACATGGGAACCAAGTCAATGGGAGGATCTCAAGTTTACTCTTTATAGAGCGGACTTCATTGATAATGGAACTGTTGAGTTTTATAGTCCAGAACTCACTAGAGGAAATGCACAAATTGCAAAACTCACCCCCGATCCTATTATCCTTCAATCTAGATCAATTAGAGTTGGTCTTGGAACTACTGTTGCGGATGCATATGAATTTGGAAATACATTCTTCCAAGCATCAACAAATGCAACTGGAGATCTTGTAGGAACTGCAGGTTCTGCTGTAGGTAATCTTTCAATTAGTAATGTGGGTCTTGGGTATACTCCTGCTGATGGTGGACAAACATTCTCTGGGGTTAATCTTGTTACTCTAACTGGTAATGGTAGAGGAGCAACAGCAGATATTACTATTAGAAATGGAAGCATTGTTGCTTCTGGTGCTACTATCAATAATGCTGGAGGTTCTGGATATCAAGTCGGAGATGTTGTTGGAATTACTACAATTGGTGCTGCATCTGTCGGCAGAAATGCAAGACTTACAATTACAGGAATTGGAATTACTAATGAACTTATCCTTAATAATGTTCAAGGTGAGTTTGTTGTTGGAGCAGCAAACCCCTTGTTCTTCGTCAATAGTTCGGGTATTACGACAGAATTAAATTCTTCGGGTGCAATTGGATTTGGAACTGGTGGGGATGTTCAAATTACAAATATCATAACTGATAGTGATGGACTACACTTCAAGGTCAATCATCAGAATCATGGAATGTATTTCTCTGACAATTTAGTAAATATATCTGGAGTACATCCAGATGTTAAACCATCTAGACTGACTGTAGAATATCCTTTTACTTCTACAGGTCAAATTACTGTTGGTGGAGCAACGACTTTCTCATCATTTGAAGGTGTTGGAGTTGGAACAACAAATGTAGGATATCTTTTGATTGGAGAAGAAATTCTTGAGTATACTAATGTTAGTGGAAATAGTATTGGAGGAAATATTGTAAGGGGTGTGAATCCAAAGACATATCCAATTGGTACTCCTGTTTACAAATATGAACTTGGAGGAATTAATCTCAATAGAATTAATAGAACTCATGCATTAAGTGATGTTACTAAACTTGATCCGTTTACATTTGATAGTTATCAAGTTAAAATTGATACTAGTGCAACAACTGGAACTGATAGAAGTACGGATGTTGGATTCCCCAAACTCTATATTTCGGGGAATAGATCTACTGGAGGATCTAAAGTTAGAGCATCTCAAAATATGCCTTTTGAAATTATTACTCCACAAGTTCAAAATGTAACTGTTCCTGGAACTAGTATTTCTGCTGAACTTAGAACAACTACATCTAAAAGTTTTAGTGGCAATGAAGTTCCATTTGTTGATTCAGGATTCCAAGACATTACCATAAATCAAAAGAACTATTTTGATACTCCAAGGATGATTGCATCTAAAGTAAATGAAGACTTACAACTTACTAATATTGTTGGTGGTAAGTCAATGCAGATGAGACTCTTCCTCTCGTCTACAGATACACGCATAAGTCCTGTCATCGACTCTCAGAGAACAAATGCTATTCTCACTTCTAATAGAGTCAATAATATAATTTCAAATTATGCAACAGATCCTAGAGTAAATAGTGCTGTTAGCGATCCAACAGCATTCCAATATATCTCTAAAGAGATTGTTCTTGAAAATCCAGCATCATCTATTAAAATTATTCTATCTGCTCATATTAATGCGGGATCTGACATTAGAGCGTTCTTTGCAACTAACAACAAACCAGGATCGAACCCTGTGTTTACTCCTTTCCCTGGTTATGCAAACTTTAATCAAAGAGGAGAAGTTATTGCATCTGAAAATAATAATGGCGAATCTGATTCGTTTATTACAAAATCAAATAATGTTGCATATGATAGTAGATTACTTGAGTATAGAGAATATACGTTCACTATTGATAGATTACCATCATTTAGAACATATAGGATTAAACTTGGAATGACATCTACGGGACAATGTTTCGTACCAAGAGTAAAAGAACTTAGAGTTATTGCTCTAGCATAATATGGAATTTTATGAGATGAAAGGTCATAAGGATCTCGCAAGAGATCCTGAAACCAATGCAATCATTAATGTAAATAATTTGGAATATACTCAGTATCTTTCAAGACGTGAAGTAAAAATTGAAAAGAATGAAAAAGTAGAGACAATGGAAGAAGATCTTGCTAACGTGAAGAGTGAACTTAATGAAATCAAGTCGTTACTAAAGGAGTTATTACATGGATCCTGATACTATAGAACTAAGCAACTTATCAAAGCAATTTGCTTATACTAAATTGGCATCACAGATAGATAGTTGTAATGATCATGATGAACTAAAAAATATTGCAAAATCTTTTTGCAAACTTTATTATAAACAACAAGAAACAATGGCAATGATAGGTATACCTGATGGCATCTAAAACAATCACATTTGATCCAGATTCTGGAGTTCCTTATGGGTTAAATTTGACCATGTATGGTGGAGCAGATTTTTCTGCAAATTTAAATGTTATGAGTACATCAAATACTGCATTTGATTTAACTGGATATTCTGGATCTGCGGCAATATCTAAAAGTGTTGCTGTTGGAGCTACATTAGGAATAACCAGTTCATTGACTGTTGGTTTTACTAGTGCGTATGATGGGAAAATTAATTTAGCATTAAGTGCAGTAAATACAAGAGGAACTGCAGAAGGAAGATATATGTTTGATGTTTTGGTAAGTAAAGGAGGAACTACATATCCTCTTGCAAGTGGCAATGTAATGGT